AAATTGTTTCATCAGGTGTGAAATTCAAATCAGTATTATCATGAATAATATTAAGAATAGAATCTTTATGTTCTTCAATAGACATATTGTATATCCTCTTTAATGTAATAAGGGGAGTTTAAAAACTTCCCCTTATATTTTTCTAATTAAATCAATAGTCTAACCTGCTACATCATACTGCCTGATCTCAATAACCATTCCATTTTCAATTGTTTCAGGTGCATCCATTGGGTCAATTTCTTCACCATCCACAATAACCCTAAACTTTGACAGATTGAAATCTCTTGCTGCTGACTTTACCGTTTCAACAAAATCATCACCATCTTCTACCTCAAAATCATTACCGTTTACAGTCATAATAGGTGCTGCCACTTCATCAACTTCCATAACATCTTCTGTAGTCCACATAATTTTTCTCCTTGTTTAAGTTTTATTTACCATTAAAGAGGATTAACTTTAAAAACTCACCCCATCCACAACTTCTTTATACTTAATTTGTTATCTAATATCAACAATTATTTTAAATCTTTTTCCTTCTTTTTGCAACCCTTCTTTCAATACTTGGTTTTGTAATACCAGCCCTTCAAGGTAATCCATTATTTCTTAACATATTGATAACATTAGAAACACCCATGCTTTTTAAAGTTTCATAATCCATTTTAATACCAACATTTTCTAAATTCTTTTGAGCAATCCCAATGTATTTGTACATATTATCTCCTATTAAATGTTTTGTCAATATTTTTTAATTATTCCATTTTAGACATAATAAAATATTTTTCAGATAAATTAACCTTTTCAAATAAAATCATTCCTGCATTCTGTTCTTCTCTATATACAAATTTTAATTTAAATTCATCTGATGTAATAATATTTAATACTGAATTAATATTCTTATATTCAAAACATAATTCAATGTCCTTAAATGTTACGTCATCTAATTTATATTTTAAACCATTTGAATATCTATTTGTCTTATCTGTAGCTTCAATATATAAACTATTATCTTCAACTGTAAAATAAATTTTATCAAACTTACTTGCAATTTTCTTTACTTTATTGAATATACTAATTACATCGTTTGTTAAATCTAATTCATGAAAAAATTCTAATTCTGGTTCTTCTGCCCCAAAACTTGATACAAAATCTTCAACACAAAAGAATAATTTAGATTTTTGCCTTCCATCAATAAGAGTAAGTTTATCACTATCTAATTTATATGATATTTCATCATTATCAATTAAATCAAGATATGGTTTAACATTTTTATTTGGTTCTGAAAAATTAAAAGTTGTATCATCTGAAACATCTGTAACAATATCATTTTCCATATTGAGAAAAATAACTGCATTTTGATCAGGTGACATCATTTTTGATCATACTTTTCCATCATTAAAATTAATACTTGTTGATTCAATAGAATAATTTAAGGTTGATTTCTTTAAATATTCTAAAAATTTATTCACATTTAAATTCATAAACAAATTCTCCTTTTATAGTGATTTAATTGCTTCATTTCTACTCACATTATAAGTTAATTGGATTTCTTCAATTTTCTTTTCTTTTTCTACATCTTTTTTCTCCTTTTGTGACCACTTTATAAATCTTCTTTTTTTAGGAATTGACTTCATAAAATATTTATACACCAACTCATCGGGTAAAGTAAATAAACATTCATTAATTTTATTTACTATATGAATAGTATCAGGAGAATGAGACAATCACAAAGACAACATATAAGAAGACAAATCTTTCTTATTATATTCTAACTTAGTTTTATTGTTAATTGAATTAAGAAAATCAAATATTGTTGTTTTATCTTTCATTATGTAATAGTCCCTTAAAGTTTAATTAAATATTTATATTGTTTATCTGTAATATAACATTTTTTCTTTGCTTGATCAATATAATTTCTAGCAACTAATGATTGTCCTGAATTTGTACAACTCTTCATTATCTTTTCACATTTCAGAAAAATTTTTACTTTATCTAATTGAGTCATGTTAATTCCCCTTCTATTAAAGTTAAATCATCATAAAATGTTAATGTAATAAAATTTATACTTTTTGTTAAGTTATTAATATCATTTATAAATTTATCATTATATTCAATAACATAACCTATTATTTTATTAAAGATTTTTAATTCTAACAATTTATATTGTTTTTGAATTAAAAATCTTTTTAAATCATTAGTTCTTTGAGGGTCATGTGAATGTTCATTATTAACAGATATTAACAGATATTTCATTTTGGTTTATATATAACTATTATATTTCATTTAAATAAAAATTTTCTTCATAACACTCTATTTACCTTTTCACTATAAGAGATTTAACTACATTTCCATCAACATTTCCATTAAAGTGTTTCATTACATCTCCAATTGCTTGCATCTTATTTTTATACTTGTTAAAGTCTAAAGTGTCAAGAAAAGAATTAATTTCTTCTTCTGTAATTTCTTTAGGTAAATATTTATTAATATATTCAATTAATTCTTCTGATGCATATTTTTCCTCTACATATCTTGAATCACACATATTAATCATTTCATTACAATTTTTTACAACCTTTTTTAAAACTTTAATTGCAAGTTCATCACTAACAGATTTATCTGTTTTTGTAGAAATTCTTTGTAATTCACCTAATAGAAATTTAATCTTATTTCTTTCACTCTTATCCAATTTACTATTAGATAACATTTCTAACATATTAAAATAAATAGACATTTTTATTCTCCTTTATTTTTTCATAAAAATTACTACTATAATAGAGAAATATACTATTATATCTCTATTATTTTTTAATCTAATGTATAAAATACTGGTGTGTAACCATCTTCCTTTAATGCACTCATTGAAACATTAGACAATAAAATTTCAACCTTTTTATTTAATTCTACATCTTTACCATTTGGATAAGGAACATTATTAACATAGTTTGCTAAAACATGAATATTAAGTTTTTCCTGTAAATCATTCTTTAAAATAATCATAAAATTCAAATTTTCAATATCAATATTTGAAATAGGAAATGATTCTTTAATTTCTGTTTCAAGATTAGTAAGATACTTTTTATTTAAAGAAACATAAAAAACATCTTTTTCAGTGAATGCAACATTAAGAATTGTATCATAATCTGTTAGTTCATGTACTAAAGGAATTTCCAAATCACAAACAGCATAACTTGTAAATCCTCTTTCCAAATATTCTGATGGTTGAATTCTAGCAAAATACTTCTTTAAAACACTATCCAAATAACTATGTGTCTTTACAAATTCCTGTTTTGTGGGAACTTCAAAAACCAACTTTGCATTCATTCATTGAATTTCTTCTTTGTTAAACAATGAACTTGTAGTAACTTCTGTTGCAATGTTTTGATCACATCCAAATAACATAAAACCAAATACACCAATCATAAAAAACTTAAAATAATTCCACATACTTACCTCTCTTGTTAAAGGGTTAATTAAAAAAACAAATTCATATTAGATTTAATATCTATACAATCATATCTTTTAGACTCTCCTTTTGGATATGGTAATACATCATATTTTAATAGATGTTTTTTCTTTTTATTAATGAAATAAATATATCTGTGTTTGTTTCCACTTGGTTTTGTTAATATGTTGTTTTCTTTAGATCATTTAACAGGTGATGTGATTCCTTTAGATGTTATAGTTCTTTCATGTATTCATTTTCCATCATAAAAATAGTCTTTATGATTACGTTGAGAACACCCACAATATAAAAAATTTGTTGCCTGATAAACATATCCAATATGTCCTTGCCCCTCATCAGTATAAGATACAACAGCATAATATTTTTCCTTGTCTATTAATTTCATACTTTTACTAATTAAAACACTTGCTGAATTTTTAGGTGCTGTTGAATTAATACACAATCTATTTAATTCAATTACATTTCTTCTGTTTTCTTCACCTAAAAATCCTCTTCCTACTTGTGGTGAAGATGGAGATCCATAAGTAACAATTCCTTCTAAATTATTATTAACATATAATCCCATTGAATAAGTTCTACAACATTTTCTATGAGCATAATGTTTTTTCAACAATCATTCATCTGTAGTGTGATTTTCAATTAACTTAACTTTCATAATATATCCTAATACTATGTTCTAATAATTTCCTGTTTTCAGGTTTATATAATCCCATGCTAGGATGAACACTTCTACATACATTTACATTATTACCATATATATTTTCCTTGGTCATACATCCATTTAATTTCATTATCCCTCATTCATTTAACATTGTTTTTAATGCATGATTACCAAATAATAAAATCTTTTTTGGTTTTAACACTTTAAAATATTTTCTAATTCATTGGTTACATTTTTCCTTATGTAAATCAGAAGGTTTACCTAATTTATTACCATTCATAACTAAACATTGAACAGAATTAATAACAAAACATTCTTCTTTTTTAATTCCTATTTTATTCATTATAGGTCAAAGTATATCTCCTGTCAATCCCGAAAATGATTCTTTTGTTGAAATTTCTGTTTTACCAGGAGATTCAGCTATAATAAAATATCCATTATAACTATTTGTTCAATAAGGTAATAATTTTCCATTAGAATGTAAAGGACATTCTTTACAATTAGATAACATAATATCTAATAATTTCATTTTTCTATATGTTAATTTATCCATAACTAAAAAGGAACCATTTTATCAAGTCAATCATTTCTAATTTTCATTAATATTTTACCTAATTTATTTTCACCCCTTCCTCTACAAAACCCCCAATAATAATCACCCCAATTATTACCTTCAATTAATTGTTTAGGATAAGTACACAATAATTTAGTTTTCAATAATTCATTTTGATTAAACTTTTCATAAACACCTTTATACATTATTAACAATTTTTTATCATTTCAACTATCTCTTAAAGACACTTTTTTACCTAATTGTTTTGCTAATTTAGGTGAACCACACAATCTAATTTTTTCCTGATCTCTCATATTAGTTGTTTTCTTTGATTGATAATAATGTTCAACAGAAGTATATTTCAATTTGTCTATATAAAATATACAATTATAAAAATTAGATAATCAATCATTATCATTTGTAAAAGAATTAATCATTATTATTCTCCTCCTGTATATAATTCACGAGAATCATTAGATTTTTTAGCATCTTCTAACCATAATTTCATTTCTGATTCATCATATAATTTAAGGGATCTTTTATCCATAAACATTTTTCCAAGTTCACCAATACGACCACCAAATCTGTTTTTCAAGATTGCATAATGTAATTCTGATTGATAAGTTAATGAATCAATGTCTTGACCTAGAATAGAAAGAAAATCAGCAGTTGCACCTAACCCCATTGATTCAGCAATATGGTTATAAGAAGCATCTTTCAAATTTATATCAAATCCAAGTCTATTGAGCTGCGAAACTGATACTGTCGGTGCACCAATTTCTAAAGACAGTCCTCTTAATTTTACAACAATATCTTTTACATCTTCATACATGCCTCTTGATTTATCTTCTGGTTTCATTAAATTTACATAATCACAAAACACAATTTTAGGTTTAATACCTCTCATATTTAATTCTCTTAAATATGTTCTGAAAGTATTAACTGATGCATCACCAGTAGCAAATTCCTTTACATAAATTTCCCCTCTTTTATCAGTATTCTTAATTTTATGTAATTCTTTAATCAATTTTGGCTTTAATTTAGTATTATAATACATTCTATTAGTATCTAATCCACTATAAATAGAATCAAATCTTTGACAAAAATCATTTTCACCCATTTCAAGAGTAAATAACACAACATCATTTCCCATCATTACTTGGCGAGAAATAATATTAGCCATTATAAGAGATTTTCCTGAATGAATTTTACCAACAAAAGCTGAAAAACTATATGCTGGAAACCCACCATTTGTAATTTCATCTAAAAATGGATATCCTGTTGGTATTTTTAAATCTGTTGCAGTAAAAATTTTCTTTAATCTTTCTGCCATACTATCAAAATACATTGTTCCAAGATTAATATCTAAATCTTTACATAAAGCATCTTCAATAATCTTTTTAATTTTAATGTAGTTGCCTTTTTCTTCTACTACATCAACACTTTCCATAATTGCATCTTTAATAGCAGCATCTTTTAATAAAATATTGCTATTCTTTTTTAATCAATCATAATTTTCAGTAACATCAAAATTAAGATTTTCTACTGAATTAATATATGTTTTTACTTTATCAGTATAATTACTATCTACTGAATTAACTATAAGTTCTGCTTGTGGTACATTATTATACTTAATAACATGTTTTGAAATCTTATCATATATTTCACATACAACATCATTTTCAAAATATTCTGGTTTGAATTGTGTTGTTACTAATACAGAATAATCTTTGTTTGATAACATTCCTTTAATCATACATTGATAAAGATAATCTTGATTTACATCAATCATTATTTCTCCTTATATTTAGGACATTTAATTATATCTACTCTACTACTTTCTTTACATTTATTGATACATTTAAGACATTTAGGATGAATATATCTAAACCAATATTTTTCCCATTGGGGTTTAGTCAAAGTTCCTTTATCAGATAATTTTGGTGGTTCATCATATACATACAATGACTTCATATTTAATTTTTTTAGAATGTTTTTAGTCTCTTTAGTTGTTAAAGGATATCCAATAATTTTACTAAAGTCAATCAAACTTTTAAAATCATTAGGATTTTCAGGTAATTCTTTCATAGAAGATATTCTTTCTGATTCTTCAAAAGATATATCTTTAATATTAGTAAAAATTACATAACCTTTAATCAATTGATTATTTTTATTAGCAATAGATAATAACTTCATATATTCTCCTTTATGTTAAGTTAATAAATATTATTATATTTTTTATATAATGTCAATATTAAATTTAATATTGACATAATATTATACATTTATATATTATATCTATATTGTTATATCTTATATCTATCTATAATAATTATATATTCTATATATGTATTTGTATATCTTCCCTTTTCTTCCTATCTAATACTAGATAGTTTAAAACAAAAAATAAAGAAAATCAATAAAGATTTTAAATTATTTTTTGTTTACTTTTAAAGTGTAATATATTATAATTAATTTTTAATAAATAATTATTAAGAATATATATAAAAAATGGGGAAATAAATATGACTAAATTTTTTAACTATTTAAATGAAGATTTAAAAACAGATTATTTAGAAACATCAGCTTGTATTGGATCTGTTATTAGTTCTTCTGTTATGAATAAAATAGATCAATATATTCAAAATAAAAATAATGAATTAATACCAGACATTACAAATGAAATTAATTCTATTTTATCTAAAAATTATGATTGAATACCTAGAGGTGTTAAAGAAGTAAAAAGTAAATTAAATACAGATTTTATTGAAGTATTATCATTAATAAAAGGAATGAACAGTTTTATTAATGATAAAGTATCAAAAGAATTTACAGATGTTTATTTTATTCATGATAAAATAACTGAATATTATAAAATAGAAAAAGAAGTTTTTGGATCTCCTGAAGGATCAAAAGAAAATACTGCTGATTGTATTTTAATGAATTGTAATCCTAATAAACTATTTAGTTCAATTAAAAACAATAAATATGAAATAAATGAACAAAAAGGATTTGTTGAATTTGATAATGGTGTTAAATATTTTCAAGTATCTTTAAAAAAAGGAAAATCTTCTGCTCAATTAGGAAAAGTAACAAAGAAATTAAAATCAATGGGTTATGATATTACCCCAACTAATATTAATGAGGGTAAAATACTTAATTTATTTAAAAACCTTTCTAATAAATTATTAACAAAAATAAAGAATTTTATTAAAGGGTTTTTATCACCATTTGTAAATAAATGAAAAAAGACTTTTTCATCTGGAATTACTAAAAAAGATTTACAAGAATTATCTGTAATATTATCAGAAGGAAAAATTAATAAATCAACACAAAGTTTAATTGATGAAATATTAAATAATCCTGA